TTAGTTGCTAAATGATCAACTGAGTATTCTGCTTGTACTCTTGGTGCTTGGCTAAAGCCATAAGCAAGAGCAGATTGGTGTACTACAAATCCACCAAGTACATTTGCATTGTTTAATGCACCATCATCAGAATCAACAGCAGCATTTGCATTTGTAGAAGTAATATTATTAGATAATACTACATTCATACCCATAACAGTTCCTACTTGACCATTATCAGCATCTGCAATACCTGTTTTAGAAATATGAACAAAATCATCAATTCTAAATAGTGAAGCATATAAAGTTGGATTTAAAACAAGTGTACACTCGTTAAGAGGACAATCATTTTCCATTACAACTTTGCTTATATGTGCTAATGTAGCAGCATCAATAGTTGCTGCTACTGCATTACCTGCAATATTAATACATTCTGTTGTTAATGCTAAAGCAGTTTCAACATTAGTATCAAATCCTAAAGCAAGTTTGTAACCAATAGAATCAGAATACATGCTTAACAAATCAGAACTTGATTGTATTGCACCCATATCTTCTACCATTGTACCTGTTACATTATGAGTAGTCATTGCTAATGAAAGACTATCTTCAGTTGCACTTGTA